GGTAATGGCTTCTGCATTAGCAAGTTTATAATACCTAAAGTATTGATTACCAATAGCACCATAGGCAGAGTTAAGAGCAATCTTTCTTGCCATCTGGTTATTCTCAAACCTAGATATGTCCTTGATTGCTTGTGCTCTCATCCTTTTGAGTTTATCATCTGACAATTCTTTTACATTACTCTTACCAGAAGCTACTATCTTCTTCTTTTCATCTGCATCTTGTCCAGCACCACCTATGAGATAACCCATTATAATATCCCCCTATGTTTCATTTCTTCTTCTATATCCACTAGTGCCTGTTTAGCCTTGAGCATCTTCTTCTTAAAGATAACTCTCTCTTGGTACATCTTCTCCATGAGTTCAGGTAAGAACCCACGCACATCCTTTCTATACTGTGCTCCATTAGCACAAACTGTATAGTCACCATCAATATCAACCTCCTTCTTTAGGAACCCTTCAACGCTGGCAGTGGGATGCCTAGCTTCCCTGAGGGTTTCTGGACTGATATTGTACTGCATAATAAGATGAGGATAAAGACTATTAAGGTCAAAAGAGACAACCCAATCATACTTTCCTGGAACCGGTTCCTTGACATAAGCACCTGCGTATTTGTCGTTTTTCTCTGATCTATCTTTAGGAGGAATAACAATATTCCTTCTCTTCAAATAGTTATAGATGATAGTATCCCACATTCTAACCTGAAAGAACACATCTGCAAAGTTAACCTTAGCATCATATGCCATAGTGATAGCAAGTTCAATCAGTTTCATCTTGTCTTCCAGACGGTCAACAAGTTCAACGTCCACTATATTATACTCAATAAACTTCTGCCAACCATTGGTATAGAAATCCTTAAAAGTATCATACTCAGAGTGGTCTAACTTCTTCTGTCCTAATTCCACACTAGCAATATAATCCAACCTATATGACTCTTGTGCCTTATAAGTAAACTTCTTATATAAGTCTAAGTAGTCTAACTGAGTAAGTCCTGCTACATCAAAATAGACGTGCTTCCTACCCATAATGAATATCTCATTCTCAGTATTCATTCCCCAAGGAGACAACCTTCTCATCTCCTTCTCACCTAACACCCTATTCAATCTCTTGGAGATATAAGGTATATCATAATACTGTATATTCCATCCAGTAACTACATCAGGGATGTTAGCACTCCAATGCTCAATAAAAAGACTTAATAGTTTGTGCTCTGTACCACATTCAATATAAGTTACATTCTTCTGCTTATTAATAAAGGGATGAATGCCCCAAGTAATAATCTGCTTAGTATTATAATCTTGAATACTAATAGAAAGTATCTGCTCTGCTGCAGCTTCTGGATCAGGGAATCCATTCTCAGAAGCAACCTCAATATCTAATGTAGATAATCTAATCTTAGATATATCAAACTTAATCTCCTCCTCGGGATACATATCAGATATGTATTGAGAGACATACCTATCATTACCATAGATTTTAAAGTTCTCTACGTCCTGATACTTCTTATAGAACTCTCTACAATCACGAACAAAACCAGGTTGAATGCTCTCAACATTCTCCCCTTCTAATGTCTTGTACTTAGATTCTTTCTTACTAGGAACAAATAGGGTGGGTGTATACTCCTCCCTAAATTGAACATGCTTACCATTATCATAACCACGAACTAGGAACTTGTTCCCAATTAATTGAACGTTGGTATAAAATTTCATTTAAGAAGGTCTTGATATTTCTCTAGTAGGGTGGGTTTGGCGTCAACCAATGTTAATATCTTATCAGAACAAATCATAAATTCATTATCATTTGTAATATCTATTAGCCAAGGAGACAAAGTGCCATCCTCATTCAATAGAAATGGTTCAATCATTTTACAATTTGGATCTCCTATATCCATAGGAGCAACTTCCTCAAGTTGACTTATCAATATCTGATTGTTCGTCAACACTAGCACTTTTACTGGTTCCATTTTTTAATACCTGAGTTTCATACATTAAAGTTAATTTATCTATAGGATCTACTAAAGTCACTACCCAATCAGCATTGACAGGAATGACTTCAGATTTTGTTAAAGGACACCAAGGAAATAATTTAATCTTATAAGAATCCTTGTCTACATCATCAGTCTTGAGTATTTCATTACTCAAACTTACTCCACAAGGTTTCCTAAGAAAATATCCTATAACCCTTTCACTTTCACCTTCTTTCATTAACATCTCTTTAACATCTGCAATTATATCTTCTCCTGATTTTAAAATAGCAAGTTTTACAGTCATGGTATAATAATTCCTCCTATGATTCTAGCACAACTTCTCCAATCTGCCAACAATCATCAAGTGTATCATCTCTAATAACACTCATAGCAAACTCTGCTCTGTTAGCAGGAACCACTACACAATAACCTATACCAAGATTAAATACTCTCTTCATCTCCTCCTCATCCATATTACCTTCTTTTTGTATCCTTAAAAAGATATCAGGAACAGCCCACGAATTCCAATCTATATTAGCTTTCAATCCTTCTGGTAAACATCTAGGTAAGTTCTCTGGTATACCACCACCTGTAATATGAGCCATACCATATACCTCATCCATCTCAGATAATAATCTTTGTATGGTAGGTGCATAGATTTCAGTAGGAGTAAGTAAGTCAGGACAAGTAGAATAATTTAACTTAAGTCTTTCTGCCAAATAATTAACAATACTATACCCATTACTATGAAGACCGCTACTTGGTATTCCTATAACTACATCACTAGGTTTGATAGAAGACCCATCTATAATTTTCTTTTTCTCTACTATGCCAGTACAGAATCCAGCAAGGTCAATACTATTTTGATATCTTGGATGCTCTGCTGTCTCTCCACCAATAAGTTCCACTCCAGCATACTCACATCCTTTAACAATACCCTGCATTATTTCAGGCAATCTATGGTCTATCTTATTAGTAGAAATATAATCTAAAAAGTATAATGGTTTAGCACCACATGTGATTATATCATTCACACACATAGCAACAAGATCTATACCTATAGATGTATAGTCTCCAGCAGCTTGTGCAATATCAATCTTTGTTCCTACTCCATCAGTTCCAGATACTAAAACAGGCTCCTCATATCCATGAGGAACCTGAAACATACCACCAAATCCTTTATTGGTGATTGGAATAGATTTTACAAATTCATTACCAGCATCAATATCAACCCCTGCAGTTTTGTAATCTAATACAATTCCTTCCTTTTTAAAGTCAAGGGGTTCAAAATCATTATAAGGCATCAGTCACCAGCAATTTCATATACCTTTCTCTTTTGATGATCAGGTACTATCTTATTAAGTCTAACAGTAAGTAATCCATTTGTAAAGGTTACTTCATCTATTTCTACATCATCAGATAAAGTCCAGTGCCTGGTGAATGCTCTGGCTGCTAATCCCCTATGGAGATACTCATCAGTTGAAGAGTCTTCTTGTTTTGCTTCTACTGTAAGTTTATTATATTCTGTAGTAACTTCTACATCTTCTTTCTTGAATCCTGCTACTGCTAGTTCTAACCTAAACCTTGTATCACTTTCCTTTACAAGATTGTATGGTGGATAATTAACAGTTGATGTCTCAAAAGCATTATCAAGCCTGGTAATCCAGTCTTCTAAACCTATGGTGTTCCTGTGTATTGAATCTAAGTATTTGGCTGTCTCAGGAACTGACAGCGTAAGCGAATTTGGACCGAACATAATAGACCTCCGTAAGCGTCTTTAGTTAATAGTGGACCCCTAAGGCATCCATTACTAATTATACACGAAAGTCTTTCTATTGAGGTGTGGTTTCCTGCACCTTAGTCTTTTTACCTATATTATACTTCTGTTCTAGTATCCAATCTCCCTTATCCTTATAGGAAAGAACCTTAATCTGATTCAAAGGTGCTATATCAGCAACAGACTCTTCCTTAACTATACCTATCAATCCCCAATCAGAGAGTAACTTAGTAATACGATTTCTTCTCTGAACGTCATTAACTGTTAGATTAGCGTGCTTGCCATCTAATGCAAATAATTCTTTAAAGTGTACAAGATAATATCTACCCTGCTTATGTAATATATGACAGCTCTGGTAAAGTTTCTTTTCCTTTCTGGATGCCACTCCTATTCTAGTCAAAGTCTCACGGACTTTTAGAAAATCATCAGGTTCATTTAAGAGAACCTCCACCATCATATCAGGCGACCAGTTCACCTGTGGTTCTTGTGTATTCATTGTGTTCCGCCAGTTTCAAGTCGTTGTTTAATAAAGTTCAGTTGGGTTTTATCTAGAATCTTCAGTGCTTGAGATGCTT